GCGCTCACCGCCGAACGCGGCACTGACTGGGATAGCCTGATCGGCGAGGGCGCGTCGAACGTGACGCCGCTGCGCCGGGCCGGATGATGACCTGGGACCTATCCTGCCCGGACTGGTGGGATCGGCTCCAGCAGGGCCGCTCACTGGTCCCGGACCTGCCGCTATGGGATCAGGAGGGGGAGCGGGCGGTTCGGATCTTCAACAAGCTGCGCCTGGCGGACGTGCCGGGCACGCCGACCATGGAGGAGGCGGGCGGCGAGTGGTTCCGGGACATTGTCCGGGCGATGTTCGGCTCGGTGAACCCGGCCACCCGGGAACGGAAGATCCGGGAGCTGTTCGCCTTGGTCCCCAAGAAGAACAGCAAGACGACGAACGGCGCGCTGATGATGGTGACGGCGCTGCTGATGAACCAGCGGCCGCGGGCGTCGTTCGTGATGACGGCGCCGGTGCAGGACGTGGCTGATCTGGCCTTTGAAGCGGCGGCCGGTGCAATCGAGCTGGACGAGGTGCTGGCGAAGAAGTTCCACATCCGCCACCACCTGAAGACGATCGTTCACCGGGTGACTGGCGCGACGCTGGAGATCATGACGTTCGACCCGGCGGTGCTGACCGGGCAGAAGATCAGCGGGGGCGCACTCATCGACGAGCTGCACGTCTGCGCGAAGATGGCGAAGGCGCCGAAGGCGCTGCGCCAGATCCGCGGCGGCATGCTGCCGTTCCCGGAGGCGTTCCTGGCCTTCATCACAACGCAGAGCGACGAGCCGCCGGTGGGTGTGTTCGCCGAGGAGCTGCAGAAGGCCCGCGACATCCGGGACGGCAAGCGCGAAGCCGCGATGCTCCCGGTGCTGTACGAGTTCCCGCAGCACGTGCAGGAGTCGCGCAACCGGGACTGGGAGAACCCGGCACTCTGGCCGCTGGTGACGCCGAACCTCGGCAAGTCGATCACGCTGGAGCGCCTGGTCAGCGACCACCGCGAGGCGAAGGAGACCTCCGAGCAAGAGCTGCGCATCTGGGCGTCGCAGCACCTGAACGTCCAGATCGGCATGGCGCTGGCGGCCGCCGGCTGGGCCGGCGCCGAGTTCTGGGAGCGCCGTGCGGACAAGGAGCTGACGCTCGAGAGCCTGATGGAGCGGTCCGAGGTCTGCACGGTCGGCATCGACGGTGGCGGCCTGGACGACCTGCTGGGCCTGGTGGTGCTTGGGCGCGAGCGCGGCACCCGGCGCTGGCTGTGGTGGGCCCGTGCCTGGGCGCATCGGATCGTGCTCGAGCGTCGCAAGGAGATAGCCGAGAAGCTACTGGACCTGGAAAGGGCCGGCGACTTGTCGGTGGTGGATGTGCCGGGCGACGACGTGGAGGAGCTGGCGGACATCGTCTGCCGGGTCAACGCCCGAGGTCTTCTGCCGGCGAAGAACGCCATCGGCGTCGACCCCGCGGGGATCGGCGCCATCGTGGACGAGCTGACGACCGAGGAGCGTGGCATCGCCATCGAGCAGATTGTGGCGGTGTCGCAGGGCTGGAAGCTCAACGGCGCGATCAAGACGACCGAGCGCGAGCTCGCCGGCGGCGGCCTCGTCCACGGCGGCCAGCCGCTGATGGCCTGGTGCGTCGGCAACGCAAAGGTGGTGCCAGTGGGCAACGCAATCACGATCACGAAGCAGGCAAGCGGCAGCGCGAAGATTGACCCGCTGATGGCGGGCTTCAACGCGGTGCACCTGATGGCACTGAACCCGGAGGGGCAGGGGTGTATGGATGACTGGCTGAGCGACCCGGCCCGGGCGGTGCGCGCATGAAGCCCGCAGCCGTGAAGCGCCCGGGGCGCATCAAGGCGTCGCTGCTGAAGTGGCTGGGCGTGCCGTTCGACCTGACCAACGACGATGCCTGGGCGGCCGTCGTGGGTCGCTCTGGCCCCGCCGGTGTCAACGTGACGCCGCACACTGCCATGCAGGTTTCCGCCGTCTGGGCGTGCGTGCGCCTGATCTCGGAGACGATCGCCACGCTGCCGCTCGGCGTGTTCGAGCGCGGCCCGGGTGGTAAGCGCGCGGCTCCGCAACACCCGTTGCACTTCATCATCCACGACCAGCCGAACGCCACCACCACGGCCTCGGTGTTCTGGGAGGCGTTCGTCGCCTCGATGCTGCTGCGTGGCGCAGGCCGGGCCGAGAAGCTGATGATTGGCAACCGGCTGGTGGGCCTGTCGTTCCTCAACCCGGACCGGCTGAGCTGGTCTCTGGACGCCAACGGCCAGAAGGAGTGGCGCTACACCGAGAAGGACGGCCGGCAGCGGGTGATCCCGCGCAACCGGATCTGGGAGGTGCCTGGCTTCACCCTGGACGGCGAGACCGGTGTCTCGGTCATCACCTACGGCGCCCACGTGATCGGCGGCGCGATCGCGGCGGACCAGGCGGCCGCGCGGACCTTCAGCAACGGCATGCTGCAGACCGTCTACTACAAGGTCTCGGCGTTCCTGCAGCCGAAGCAGCGCGAGGAGTTCCGGAAGAACGTGCTGGGCGCGGTGGAGCGTGGTGAAACCCCGCTGCTGGAAGGTGGGACGGACGTCGGCACCATCGGCATCAAGCCCTCGGATTCGCAGCTGCTGGAGTCGCGCGCGTTTTCAGTCGAGGACGTCTGCCGATGGTTCCGCGTGGACCCGTCGCTGGTCGGCCACGGCCAGAAGGACAGCAACTGGGGCACGGGCCTGGAGCAGAAGATGATCTGGTTCCTGACCTTCACCCTGGCGCCGTGGCTGAAGCGCATCGAGCAGGGCATCCAGAAGGACCTGATGCCACCTGGCGACCGGCTGCGGTACTACCCGAAGTTCTCGGTCGAGGGCCTGCTGCGCGCTGATAGCGCCGGCCGTGCCGCGTTCTACGCCGCCATGGTCAACAACGGAATCATGACCCGCGACGAGATCCGCGAGCTGGAGGACCGGGAGCCGATGGGCGGCAACGCCGCGGTGCTCACTGTGCAGTCGGCCATGACCACCCTGGACGCGGTCGGGCAGCAGCCCGCCGCCGGCCAGACGTAACCACGAGGGAAACACCCCATGACGATCAAGAAGCTGCCGGGTGCGCCGGAGGGTCGCGTATGCGCCGGCGTCAGCGCCCAGATCCTCCCGCGGGCGCTGGACCGATGGAATCCCGGCGTGCGCGCCGCGGCCACCGGCGAGGACGATCGATCGATCGGCGTTTACGACGTGATCGGCCAGGACTTCTGGACCGGTGAGGGCGTCACCGCAAAGCGTGTGGCGGCGGCGCTCCGGCGCATGGGCCGCGGCCCGGTGACCGTGAACATCAACAGCCCAGGCGGCGACATGTTCGAGGGCATGGCGATCTACAACCTCCTGCGTGAGCACGACGGCGAGGTCACGGTGAAGATCCTGGGCCTGGCCGCGTCGGCCGCCTCGATCATCGCCATGGCCGGCGACACGGTGCAGATCGCCCGCGCCGGCTTCCTGATGATCCACAACGCCTGGGTGGTTGCCGCCGGCAACCGCAACGACCTGCGCGAGTATGCCGACACCCTGGAGCCGTTCGACCGCGCGATGGCGGACATCTACGCCGCGCGCACCGGCGCCGACCAGAAGGCGATGGCGAAGCTGATGGATGCGGAGACCTGGATCGGCGGCAGCGATGCCGTGGAGGAGGGCTTCGCGGACGAGCTGCTGCCCTCCGACCAGGTCGAGAAGGGCGCCGGCAAGGCGAACGCCGCCGCGGTGCGCCGCGTCGAGGCCGCGCTGCGCGCCTCCGGCATGCCGAAGTCCGAGGCCATGCGCCTCATCTCCGAGATCAAGTCCAGCGCGGGCGATCCCGCTGGCAGCGGTGAGGGCGATCCCACCGAACGCCGGGATGACCCGGTCAACGAGCAGTGCATCGCTGCCTTCCTGCAGCACCCCCTTATCGCAAACTGAGGAAAAATCGAATGAGCACCCCCGAACAGATCAAGGCCGCACTCGACAAGATCAGCGACCAGGTCAAGGCGCAGGCCGAAGCTGCCGAGAAGGAGATCAAGGCGCACGCCAAGCTCTCCGAGGAGACCCGAGCGAAGGTCGACCAGCTGCTGACGCAGCAGGGCGAGCTGCAGGCCCGCCTGCAGGCTGCCGAGCAACTTGTCGCCAAGCTGGAGCATGGCGGTGGCGGCGCCGAAGGCCCCCAGTCCATGGGCGAGCAGTTCATCCGGAACGAGGAGTACCAGGCATGGGCGCAGCGCCCGACCGCCCGCTTCTCGATGGACGTGAAGGCCGTTGTGACGAGCGATGGCGCCTCGGCCGGCGACCTGATCGTCCCGGACCGCGTGCCGGGCATCAAGGCCCCGGGTCTGCGCCGTCTGACGATCCGCGACCTGCTGAACGTGGTTCGCACCACGTCCAACTCGGTCGAGTACGTGCGTGAGACCGGCTTCACCAACAACGCTGGCCCGGTGGCGGAAAACCCGAGCGGCCTGAAGCCGGAGTCGAACATCACGTTCGAAGCCGACTCCGCGCCGGTGGTCACCATCGCCCACTGGATCCATGCCTCCAAGCAGGTCCTGGCCGATGCTCCGATGCTCCGCGGCTACATCGACGGTCGCCTGCGCTACGGCCTGAAGCTGAAGGAGGAGGAGCAGCTTCTGAAGGGCTCTGGCGTTGGCCTGAACATCAACGGCCTGGTGACCCAGGCGACCGCCTACGCCAACCCGGGCGTGACGGTGCAGGCCGAGACCCGCATCGACCGCCTGCGCCTGGCCCTGCTGCAGGTCGAGCTGGCCGAGGCCTACGCCGACGGCATCGTTCTGTCGCCGATCGACTGGGCCGCCATCGAGCTGACCAAGACGGCGGACAACGCCTACCTGTTCGCCAATCCGCGCGGCATCGCCACGCCGGCGCTGTGGGGCCGCAACGTGGTCCCGACGCAGGCGATGGATGCTGGCGAGTTCCTGGTGGGCGCGTTCGGCGGCGGCATCGCGGCCGAGATCCACGACCGCGAGGACCTGACGGTCACTGTGGCCACCCAGGACGACCGCGACTTCGTCAAGAACATGATCAAGATCCTGATGGAGGAGCGCCTGACCCTGACCGTGTACCGTCCGGAGGCGTTCGTGACCGGCGACTTCACCGGTATCGACCCGGCCCCGTCCACCCCGTAAGCCCGCAGCAGTGACAAGGGGCGGCTCCGGCCGCCCCTTGTCGTAGGAGGCGCACCATGAAACAGGTCCAGGCACTGCGCAGCTTCATCCACGGCGAGCCGCGCAAGCGCAACGAGCGCTTCAGCGTGACGAGCCAGACGGCGGCGGAACTGGAGCAGAAAGGGCTGGTCCGCATCCTGAGCGACGAAGGCCCGGCCGCGGAAACCCATTCCACCGCCGATGGCGAGAAGTCGTTTGCATCGCCAGCGGTCCCGGACTTACCGCAGACGAATGCGAAGCGGTCCGGGCGTCGGAAGAAGGACTCATTGGCATGAGACTGGTCACGCTGGAGCAGGCCCGAGAGCATTGCCGGGCCGACCCTGCAGATGACGCCATGGTCGAGCTGTACGTCAACGCGGCCGAGGATGCCGTGGAGGCGTTTCTGAACCGGAAAGTCTATGCGTCGCAGGAGGAGCTGGACCAGGCGGTCGAGGATGGGACGGCTGGCGACATGCCGATGGTGGCGAATTATGCGATCAGGGTGGCCGTGCTGCAGCGTGCGGCGCGCATGTACGGGAATCGCGAGGATGATCTGCGGCTACCAGCGGCGATGGATGACGCGGCTGTTCGGCTGTTGTGGCCGTACCGCGTAGGCCTTGGGGTGTAACGATGGGACTGAATGCAGGCGACCTGCGCCGGCGCGTCCGTATCGAGCGGCGCGGCACCGGCACTGACGCCATTGGCCAGCCGCTGGACACCTGGGAAGAGGTCGCGACGGTCTGGGCGGACATCCGTGGGTTCACGGGGATTGGCACCATCTCCCGCCTACAGGAGGGGGTCCCGGGCAGCGTGGAGCGGTACTCGATCCGGATCAGGTACCGCGAGGACGTCGTGGCCGGCATGCGGGTTGTCCACGGCGGCCAGGTGTTCGAGGTGCGGAATGTCCGGATGGACTTCGCCGGCCGCGAGTACACGGACCTTGTCTGCGAGCTGGTGACCCATGCCGGTTAACGCGTCAGTGGATCTGTCGTCCGTGCTGGCCGGGTTGGACCGGCTGTCTGGCGTGTCGGAGAGCCTGGCCAGGTCCATGGCCGTTGCAGCCGGGCAGGCCGTGCGCGATGAGGCCAAGGCGCGGGCGCCTGTGGACACGGGCAAGCTCAAGGGCGCGCTGTACCTGGCCTATAGCGATCGCAGGTCCCGCGAGTCCACGGTGGTCTACTCGGTGACCTGGAACTCGAAGAAGGCGCCGCATGGGCACCTGCTGGAGTTCGGGCATTGGCAGACGCACGCCATACGCAAGGGCCAAGACGGCGAATGGTACGCCGCGCCGCTGGCTCATCCGAAGTGGGTGCCGGCGCACCCGTTCCTGCGGCCAGCATACGAGGCGGTGGCGCCGCGGATGGCGCAGATCATGGTCGAGCGTGGCCGAGAGCGGCTGCCGGAGCTGCTGCGCGGAGCAGCCGGTGACGTGGAGAGCGACTGATGAGCTTGCCACAAGAGGCGCTGCGGGAGCTGCTGAACCCGCTGGCGGCCGGCGGCGCGTGGCCGACGCGCCCAAACGAGGCGCCGGTTTACCCGCTGATCATCTTCCAGCTGGTTGGTGGTCGGGCGTTCTGGCACTTCGAGAAGCGGCTTCCGTCCCACCGGCACTACCGCGTCCAAGTCACGGTGTGGTCGCCACGTGAGGCCGAGGCGATGCGGATCATGCACGCCGCCGAGAAGGCGCTGTGCGAGAGCGCCCTGCCGGCCGAGCCCTATGGGGCGGCCGTGGCGATGGACGCGAACCTGGACCCGAAGAAGCTGTTCGGGTTCCGACAAGACTTCGGGGTCTGGTTCCCGGACTCCTGATCCCCCCGGCCCGCCAGAGCGGGCCATTCTTTTGCGCGCAGAGGAAAAGGAAATGGCACTCAAGTTCCCCAACGGCTCCCAGTTCGGCATCTCCACGGCGATCAGCTCGGTCATCGAGGCGTCGGCGATCACCAACAGCAATCCGGCCAAGGTCACCACGGCGGGCGGCGCCCTGTCCGAGGGCGACGTGGTGGTGATCGAGTCCTCGCACCCGATGCTGAACAACCTGGCCGCGCAGGTCGGCACTGTGGGCGTCACCGAGTCCGATCTGCTGGGCCTGGACACCTCGGACACGAGCATCTACGACGGCCTGGGCAGCGCCACGGTGCGGCTGTTCAAGGCGTCCGGCTTCGTGGACTTCACCCAGCAGGGTGACCCGACCATGAGCGGCGGCGAGCAGCAGTTTTGGAGCGGCGTGTTCCTGGAAGACCGTACCGGCCAGCAGATCAACGTGCCGACCTACAAGAACGCGAAGAGCATCACCATCCCGCTGTACTTCGATCCGAAGGCGGAGTGGTACGAGGCGGCGCGCAAGGCGGACCTGAAGAAGTCGCCGGTGGTGCTGCGGTGCAAGCTGCCCGACGGAGACGCGATCTACCGCTACGGCTACCTGTCGTTCGACGCGGACCCGAACATGGCGGCCAACAGCCCGATGACCAACACGGCCACCTTCACCCCGCTGGGCCGCGCCATCCTGGTGGAGGCGGCCTGATGAGCCTGAAGAAGGGCGGGGCGCCCAAGACGCTCAAGACGACCCTGACCATCGTCGGGCAGGGCTCTGCCGACAAGCTCGAGATCACCTACCACAACCGCAAGACCAGCGAGGTGCAGAACACGCTGGAGGGCGGCTGCTCGTTGGCTGGCCTGGTGGTTTTCCTGGTGGAGTCCTGGAGCACGGACTTCGAGCTGACCGAGGAGGGTGTGCGCGAGGCCGAGGACGAGTATCCCGGCCTCGTGGACGCCATCATCACCGGCTTCCACCGAGCCAGGCGGAAGGAGCTGGAAAAAAACTGAGGGCCGCGACCGAGGCGCTGTACTGGACGGCGCCTTCGGAAGCGGAACTGGCCGGCACCGGTTTGAAGCCGAAGCACTTCCGGGAGCCGGAGGTTGAGGTCTGGGAGGAGAACTGGCCCGCCATCCAGTGGTTCATCCGCTTTGCTACGCAGTGGCGGATGGGCATGGGCGGGCCAGTCGGCCTGGACTACTCCGTGATCCTGCACGAGATGGACAGGCAGGGATTGTCCGGGGAGGAGCGCGACAACCTGCTGGACGCCCTGCAGGTCATTGAGAGCGCGCGCCTCGATCAGATCTACAAAGAGTGACCCCCCGCCACGCGCGGGGGCCCCTTACTGGAGCACGACGTGGCAGGAGAACAGAGCATCGGCGCTGCCCGAATCGACATCGTGGTCGATACGGAGCGGATGCGTGCCGACCTGAAGATGGCCGAGTCGGTGGTCCGCCAGCTTGGCGATGACTACGCGGCTGCCTTCAACAAGATGTCGGCGGCGCAGAAGCGCGTCGAACTGGAGGCGCTGCGGTTCGCGGCCACCCAGGGCAAGAGCCGGGACGAGATCCGGCTGATGCGGCTGGAGGCTATGGGCGCCTCGGAGGCGGTGCTGAAGCTGGCGCGCGAGCAGCTGGCGGCGTCGCGCGCTGTCGGTGCGGCGTCCCAGAACATCAACGCTGCCACGGTCAACGTCAAGCAGCTCCAGCAGGCCATTCGCTTCCTGCCGGCGCAGTTCACCGACATCGCCACGTCGCTGGCCGGCGGCATGAATCCGCTGATGGTTGGCCTGCAGCAGGGCGGCCAGATTCTGGACCAGTTCCGGCTGGCTGGTGTGGGCGCCGGCGGAGCGCTGCGGCACATGGCCGGCGCCCTGCTTGGGATGATCAATCCGGCGACTCTGGCGGCCGGTGCATTCGTTGCCCTGGGTGCGGCATGGCACGCCAACGCCAGCGTCCTGTCGGATTTCAACACCGCCCTGGCTCAGACCGGCGGCTTTGCGGGCAAGACGGCCCAGCAGCTGCTGGACATGGCCGCCCAGCTGGACGCCCTCGACGGCGTGACCCGTGGCGGTGCGTCCGAAGCGCTGCTATCGGTTGCCAAGTCCGGACGGTTTGCCGGGGAGCAGTTCGAACAGGTCGCCCGCGCTGCTGCCCTGATGAAGGCTTCCACCGGGCAGGCGGTAGACGAGACGGTCAAGAAGTTTGTTGAGATTGGGCGGGATCCGGTGAAAGCCCTGCTCGATCTCAATGAGACCGAGCACTTCCTGACCCGGACGCAGCTCGACCGCATCCGTGCCCTGGTGGAAGAAGGGCACCAGCAAGATGCAGTTGCAGAGGCAACCCGAATCTACAGCGAGCACCTCTCGGACGTTGCGCGCAAAGCGCGCGATTCCCTGCCGGCGATCAGCCGGTGGTGGGGAGACATCAAGGACGCCACCTCCGGTGCGGCCGGCGAAATTTCCGTCTACATGGGCCTGCTGGATCGAGTCATCCAGCGCCAGGGCGGGATCCAGAAGCCGCGCCTTGAGGCTATCTTCCCGCAGCTGTCCCTGATTCCGGACTGGGCGACCGACGCCAGGCTTATCAATGCCCTAGGCAAGAGCTTCCTGCAGTCCCGCGCTGGACCGGCTCCGGTGCGGGTGCAGTGGGCCGGCATCGACGCGCCAGTGGACAGTGCCGCGGAGAGGGCGCGGCAGGAGGCCGAGAAAGAGTGGGAGCGTCTCCGGCTCTCGAACCTGTCGAAGGCTGAGAAGCTGGAGCGCGAGATCCAGGAGATCCGCAAAGCTGGGCTGGCAGCCGGCAAGACGGAAGCCGAGATCGAGAGGCAGATCGCGGCGGCGCGCGCGAGGTACAAGGAAAGCCTGCCGAAGGGCGGTGGCGAGCGTGCGGCCGAGTCCCTGATCGCATCAATTCAGCGCCAGATCACCGCGAACCGCCAGCTGGCTGAGACCGGGGAGAAGGTCACGGCGAGCGACCGGCTGCTTATCCAGGCCCGCCAGCTGCTGGCCGACAAGACCGGCACCATGACCGCCGCGACCCGCGGCCTTCTGGAGGCCCTGTTGCCGCAGCTGGAGGCTTCGGCACGCGCTGCTGAGGCGACTGAGCGGCAGGCCAAGGCGGCCGAAGCGCTGGCCCGTCAGAACGCGATCCTGGCGCAGCAGGCGCAGAACCGGCGCTATGCCAACGAGCTGGACCTGCTTGCCTTCGGTCGCGGCGCGGACGCGGTGGCCCAACTCCAGCGCCGGCTCGACATCGAGCGCGAGTACGCGGAGGAGATGAAGCGTCTCGGCGACCGCTCGGTGGCCGACGACAAGGAGACCTGGGACCGGATGGCCGAGAACGCCCGCCGGCACCGGGACCAGCAGCTGGCCGAGGAGGAGGAATTCCAGCGGCAGCGTGTGGCCGCGATGCTTGACTGGGAGCGTGGCGTCCGCGGAGCGTTCGAGGACTACGCCGAGGTCGCCATCAACCAGGCCGGCCAGGTCCGGGATGCGCTCACCGGCGCCTTCAGCGCCGCCGAGAATGCGCTGGTGGAGTTCGTCAAGACCGGCAAGCTCGAATTCACCGACCTGGCCGAGTCGATCCTGTCGGACCTGGCAAGGATCGGCACCCGCATGGCGGCCATGAACCTGCTGGAGGCCAGCGGGCTCCTGGGGCTGTTCCGCACCGATGGGCTGACCGGCTTTGCCTCGGGCGGCGCGTTCGACAGTGGCGGGGTGCACGCCTTCGCCAAGGGCGGGGTGTTCACCAACTCGATCGTCAGCAAGCCGACCCTGTTCAAGTTCGCAAAGGGCATCGGTCTGATGGGGGAGGCCGGCCCCGAGGCCATCATGCCGCTGACCCGGACGGCCAGCGGCCGTCTCGGCGTCGCCGCGGTGGGTGCTGGCGGCCTACAGGTGCAGGTCAACAACTACACAGGCGCGAAGGTGGCTGCGCGGGAGGAGCGCGTGCAGATGCCTGATGGTAAGCAGCTGCAGAAGCTGGTGGTGGACATCGTGGCCGACGATATTGTGGCGGGCGGGCGCACTGCCTCGGCGCTGCGTGGGCGCTACGGGCTGAGGGAGATGTGATGGAGACGTGGCCGACCTACGCGAGGTTCCTGATGGACGGCGCGGGCGAGACGCCACAGCCTAACTTCATCCGGTCGGAGATGGAGCGCGGCCCGGTAAAGGCTCGCCGGCTCAACTCCCACGCCAGGGTGCGTCTTCCCGGGCAGGTTCTTTTCCTGTCGCAGGCTGACATTGCCGCATTCGACGCTTGGTACTTCGACACGATCAAGGAAGTTGGCTGGTTCACGTTCCGCCACCCGCGCACCGGTCAGCTCGTGACGGCGTCCATCGTTGAGCTTGGCACCCGTGTGCCGCTGGCCGGCCAGTATGCCGTCGCTTCCCAGCCGGTGACGCTGGAATACATGAGGTGACCCTGTGACATTCATCGAACGCCGCCAGCGCGTCACTGACACGGATGGCGTGCTCGTGTTCCTGGAGATCGCCTGGCCCGGCAGCGCCGATGTGCTGCGCATCGTCAACGACACCCAGGATTGGGTGAGCAACGGGCAGACGTACATCGGGTTCCCGTTCCGGTTCCAGCCGCCCGAGGACACCGCCGGGCAGTCTCCGCGTGGCGCCATCGAGATAGACAACATCGGCCGCGGGATCACTGCGGACCTGGAGAGCTGGCAGCCGGGCCAGGTGCTCAACGCCCGCCTGATGGTGGCCGACAGGGCCGACCCGCACACCTACATGGTGGACATGCCGCTGCCGATCATGCGCGTCACCACAAACGAGGCGGTGGCCCGCGCCGAGGGCGGCTGGGACATGCTGCTGCGTCAGCAGGTGGCGCGGCTCCGGTACACCCCGTACGTTGCCCCGGGGCTGTTCTGATGCGCCTTGCGGACGTCGAGCGCTTCGTCGGCATCCCGTACAGCCAGGACAGCTTCGACTGCGCGGACCTGGTGATGCTTGTCCAGCGCGAGCTGTTCGGCCGCGACATCGTGCTCCCGAACGGCCGGCCCCGTGGTGTCCGTGGCGCGCTTCAGCTGGGCGACCTGTCCCGGCAGTACGCGGTCCCTGCCGACGAGCCAAGGGACGGCGACCTTGTGCTGATGCTGGAACGCGGCCGGCCGGCGCATGTCGGCACCTACTTCCACCTGGCCCATGAGGGCTGGGTTCTCCACACATGCGAACGCACGACCGTCTCGGTGCTGCACCGGGTCCGGGACCTTCCGGCCTGGGGCGCACCGGTAGAGGGCTATTACCGATGGGTCTGATGGAACATCCCGAGACGCGCTGCATCATTACCCCGCATCCGGTCACGCTGGACGGGCAGCAGAACATCGCGGCCGAGATGGCGCCGGGCGAGAAGTTGGGCGCTTTCCTCGCGCGCACCGTGCCGGGATGGGAGACGGACCTCTGGGAGGTGCGGGTCAACGGCCATGTCGTGCCCGCCCAGCTGCTCCCGCATGTGCGCCCGAAGCCGGGCGCGGTCATCGAGGTGCGCGGTGCCGTCAACCGGCAGGCCCTGCAGATCGTAGCGCTGGCGGCGCTGACCTACTTCACCTTCGGCTTCGGCGCGGCTGGCGGCGCCCTTGGCTCGTGGGCCGGCGCGACCTTCGGAGCGACGGCGGGCAGCCTGGTCACCGCGGGCGCCTACTTCGCGGGCTCCATGCT